TTCAACAACTTTCAACCTTGTCTGGTGCAACGTTGTGGTTTGATGCCTATTCACCTTTGCCGTTGCGGGTGGATGATGACGCCAAAGCGCAAGTGATTTTGCAAGATGCAACGTTGTGGTTTGACGCATCTGACCCTGACTACATCGCCCCCGTTGTGCCATTCTCAGAAGTGGCGGTGGAACTGGGGTCAGAGTTCCTGTTCAACCGTATTCAAATCACCCGCGCCGGCGGTGTTGTGCAGATTGCCGTGGATGATGCCTCGGTCACCACCTACGGTGTGCGCACCTATTCGGCTGATGGGCTGCTCTTTCTTGGCGACTCGGAAACCCTGGAGTTTGCTGACTTTCTTGCGTCACTTTATTCACAGCCTGACGTTCGCGTTATCGGTCACACGGTGTTGCTGCACGGATTAGATACGACTAAGCGCAAGTATATGCAACGTCTGGAAATCGGTGATGTTGTTCGCACAGTGTGGGCGCCGAATGATGTCGGCCAAGCCTTCGATTCTCTTTCACTTGTTGAAGGAATTGAACACGCAATCGGTGTGGACACTCACGCACTCAAAGTTCAACTGACGCCATTCTCAGCTGAGGGTTTTATTCTTGATGACCTTAACCGCGGCCTACTCGACACATCGGAGTTGACGTACTAATGACACAAACAATCATCAACCTTGGCACCGGCGGCGCAGTGTTGAACGGGCAGAACGGTTCCACGACTAGCGCCGATTCCAATGACGCGGAGTTACTTGACTGGCCGGGTGATAACGCAGGGAGTTACGTTTATCTGCCGGGGGTGACAAGTAACTTCTTGAGCGTCCCTGATGAGGCTGCGTTAGACATTACGGGTGACTTCGACGTCCGTGCATGGATTGAGATGGACGACTGGACTCCCGCCACCCTAACTCGGGCCGTGTCAAAGTTCACGGCTAGCAACCTGTCATATGAGTTATATGTTGATAGCACCGGAGTGCTAATCTTGCGCTGGTCTGAAAACGGAACTACAGCAAAATCAGCAACATCCACTGTTGTCACTGGACTTACTGACGGCACGATCAAGTGGATTCGCGCCACGATGGATGTGAACAATGGCGCGAGCGGCAACGATGTGAAGTTCTTTCTTTCTGACGATGCCGTCACTTGGACGCAACTGGGGGCCACTGTCACCACGGCAGCCGTCACCTCAGTTTTTTCCGGTACTGGAACGGTCGGCATTGGCGCAACAGGCTCTGGCACTGCTGGCACTGCCCTGAAGGTATACCGCGCCCAAATACTCAACGGCATTGGTGGCACAACAGTCCTTGACGTTGATACCAGCGTCATCACCACTGGCGCAGCGACATCGTTCACGGCGCTCACAGGGCAAACGGTAACTATCAACCGTGGCACCGCTGGTCGTAAGTCTGTCGCGGTCGTGTCCTCAGTGTGGCTGTTCGGCACTGATGACTACATGGAAGTTGCCGACAACGCGTTGCTTGATTTCGGGGCGGCGGATTCGTTCACATTAGTTGCGATTCATAGACCGTGGGCAACTCAGGGAACCAATGACACGTTGATTGCAAAAAAAGCAAACACAACAAACACGACACAAGGCTATTCACTTTCCGGCGGCTCTAGCACTGCATTGGAAGGACAAGCTCAAATCGGCGACGGCACGGCTGGGATCACTGCGGTTTCAGGTTCACGCACATCAGGCCAATTGACAATCACCGCAGCGGTTCGCAATGTCGCGGCAGACAATCTCACCGTGTATCTCAACGGAACGCCGGGCACGGCAATCACTGACACGACAACGGGCAGCCTGTCGAATGCCGAAGTTTTGCGAATTGCTCGATTGTCTGGCGCTGGTACTGAATACGCCGACATAGAACTGATCGGGGTGGCGTTGTTTCGCCGCGCACTGACCGCAACAGAGATCAATCAAATAACCGCCTACTATCAATCGAGGTTGTCATAAATGGGAACGCTGCGAGCATTAACGATTGACCCAAAAGGTTACGGGTTCAACGGCGTTACCCTGGGTGAACCTGTGGAGTTAGATGACGACCCTGCCACGTTCGAGTGGGATGACTCGCGGTTTCCCGATGGATCGTGTGACGTTGTTGACGGTGGACTTATTGTGACGATTGATGAAATGGAGTTGATCTAATGGCCTTCAAAACCTTTGCCCCCGGCGTTCTTACCTCGTCTGATGTCAACACTTTCCTGATGCGCCAGTCAGTGATTGTTTGCACGGCAGCAACTCGACCGTCCTCACCAAATGAGGGGATGGTGATTTACGAAACTGACACCGATCTATTTCAGTTCTGGAATGGGTCAGCGTTTAAGCCGATGGTCACCAACGTCCGAACTGCGTACACGCCAACGGTCGGCGGAACTGGTTGGGCGTTGGGCAACGGTACGTCAACTGGATTTTTTTCGCAGTATGGGAATCTTGTGTTTTTCACTGCCACCGTTGTCTTTGGAAGTACCAGTACATTTGGCGGCGGGCCGGGTGGTTTAGAGGTCGGGTTGCCTATTGCTCGCGCCTCCGGAAACATTGAATTTGCTGGCAGGTTTGTTGACACAAGCATCGCTGGGCAATTTTTCGGGCAAGGGATCGCGGCAACCAGTACAAGCGTTTGTGAGATGAACGCTATCAACTCAACTTTTGCGAACGGTAGAATTGAATCAGTCATCAATACAAAACCGTTCACATGGGCAAATGGAGACTCCGCTTTTGTAGCAGGAAGTTATGTGGTGGCATGATGACATGGAATTACGGCAGTCCAATTGATCAAGTAGCGCCGGATCAACTCCCCACCGAATGGGTTTGGGAACGCCTGCGCCTACGCCGTGACGGTTTGCTTGCGCAGTCAGATCACCGCATGGTGCCTGATGCACCGTGGGATCAGGCGCCGTGGACGACTTACCGTCAAGCATTGCGTGACCTGCCCGACAACACTACCGATCCACGCATTGCAGTGTGGCCTGTGATTCCGGCATGAGCGCCGGCGAAGTTGTTGCGTTGATCGCTGTCGCGGTCAGCGTGTCGGCTGCGATTTTGGCGGGGCTGTTGTGGATTATTCGCGCAGTGATTGCGATGCAGAACACGTTGAAACCTAATGGGGGCACCTCGGTGAAGGATCAACTGAACCGCATCGAGCGTGATGTCATCGAGGTTAGGCACAAAGTTGACGATCACATTACTTGGCATCTAAAGGATTGAGTCACCATGTTCACGATTACATTTTGGAAAGATGCAGCAGAGCGCGCCATTCGCACGGCGGCGCAGGCGTTGTTGGCGTTATGGGCAACCGATGTCACCGGCGTGTTGGCAGTGGATTGGGTGCAGGCTGGCAGCGTTGCTGCGTTGGCGGCTGTGACATCGGTGCTGATGAGCATCATCGCCACCGGTGTTGGTGACAAAGACAGCGCACAGTTTCGCAAGTAACACAACGAGAGGATCATCATGGCAAAATTAGTTGCAGGTGGCGTGACGTTACGAGATCAAATCAATGCACGGTTCCCCGGCAGAGATAAGTCATCTGATGGGTGGGTGGGCGATGCTGCCCATGCAGCTCGCGGAAATGCGTCGGATCACAACGCCGACAAGAATGGCTGGGTTCATGCCATTGACATCACCGAGTCCTTTGGTAAAGGTCGTTGGCGCAATGGTCGCAACGCGCAGGCGCTGGCGGATCAGATTCTTGCCTATGCCCGGTCAGGTTTGCCCGGCAGTGATCGCGTGAAATATGTTGTCTATGAGAACGCCTTGGCCAGTGGAACGTACAAGTCAACATGGTTTAAGTGGCGCAAAGGATCATGGGGACATGAGCAGCACGTCCATATTTCATTCAATGCCAGCGCCGAAAAGGACGGTCAACTGTGGCCGCTGCCGATCCTTGGAAAGACGTTGAAACAACGCCGAGCGTGGGCGGCAGCATTGGCCGGCAAGTGAATCTTGCCAAGGACTTTGCAGCTGCTGGCAATAGGCCGCTACGTTGTCACACATGTAGGACGTTAGCGTCCTTAGATGCGCCTGATCGTGAAGCGTTGCAGGCGGCGATTGATAACCGCGAACTTAGTGTGCGCGTGATCGTTGACGTCTGCGAAAAGAATGGACTCACTGTGAACAAAAACAGCATTTACGAACACCGCCAGGGTCGTTGTTCGAGACCATGACTTTGGCCGAGGCGCTGGCGGGTATGAGCCGCACGCCGAAAGTGTTGACCATTGACATTGAAACGTCACCGGCGTTGGCATACGTCTGGGGTTTGTGGGACGTCAACGTGTCGGTGTCGCAGATTGTTGCGCCGTCGCGCATGTTGTGTTTCGCCGGCAAGTGGCTAGGCGATAAGTCCACCACGTTTGCATCCGAGTTCCATGACGGCAAGAAAGTCATGGTGCAGACGATTTGGGACATGCTCAACGATGCTGACATTGTCGTTGGTTACAACCATCAAAACTTCGATATGAAACATATCAATCGGGAGTTCATGTTGGCCGGCTTAGTGCCGCCATCGCCGGTGCAGCACATTGACCTGCTCACCGTGATGCGGCGCAACTTCAAAATGATGTCCAATAAATTGGGCTACGTCACCAACGCCGTTGGCCTTGAGACCAAGTTAGACACCGGCGGCCAAGCCTTGTGGAATGACGTTATGCAAAACGATCCCAAAGCCTGGGAGAAGTTTCGGCGTTACAACATCCAAGACGTTGTGATCACAGAGCAACTGTTCACGTTGCTGGCGCCGTGGATTAAGTCGCCTCATGCAGGTTTGTGGACAGGTGACCTGTCGAGCTGCTACGCCTGCGGTTTATCGCGGCTCGTTGCTCACGGTGTCACGCGGTCAAAGTCTGCAGCGTGGCCGTTGGTGCAGTGCGCTGATTGTGGTGCGTGGAATAAAGTGTTGAAGTCTGGCGCGACAAGGCCGGCGTGATACG